GCTCCTAAGTTTGGAGAGAAAATCTGTATAGATTTTGATTTTACTAGTATACCTGAATTACAAGAAGAAACAGAGAAACTAGTAGACCAAATGGCAAAATCTTGGTGGCTTACTCCTAATGAAAAGAGAGAAGCTATGAGCTTTGGTGTAGATGAAGAAGAAGAAGCTCTTAATGATTACTATATACCAGCTAATCTAATGCCTGCGAAAGGAAGTGATATAAATCTAGTGAATCCTACATTACCTACAGAAGAAGTACAAGAAGAAGAGCCTATAGAGGCACCTGTATTCAGTACTCAAGAGGAAGCTGAAGCTGAAGCTGAGAGATTAGGAGGCTCAGGTTATCACACTCACGAGCAAGGAGGAGAAACAATTTTTATGCCATTTTCCACGCACGAGGCGTACGAACAAGCGGTCAAATATGTCAAAGGCTTAAAACACAGCGAAGTGTCCGCAAATGTGCCTAAAAACGTCCCAGCGGACGTATCTCAGCCTAGCGCCCAGCCCAAAATTTTGAAGCAAGAGAGTTACGATACTTACCCTCAAGGAGCTACTAATAACGCTAAGAGAATGATAGCCTGGAGAGAGAAGTACGGTAGAGATGTAGTACAAGGTGGTACTAATGTAGGCTGGACTAGAGCCTCTCAGTTATCTAAGAGAGAGCCCTTATCAGTAGAAACTTTAGCAAGAGTAAAATCATTCTTAGCAAGACATAAAGAGAACGCTAAGATAGACCCAGATTATAGAGGTACTCCCTGGAGAGATAAAGGGTATGTAGCATATAACTTATGGGGAGGAGAATCTATGAGGACTTGGGTAAATAGATTGTTCGATAGATTAGATAATGAGTAAATTTTACGATAGTTTTAGAGGCGCATATGCAAAGGCTAGAGGTATTACAGAGAAAAAAGTATTACCTAAAGTATACAATTACTACATAGACCAATTCTCTAAGCTTACTAAGAAATTTTTAGAAACAGGCTCTTATAATCCTATTGGATTTTTTCAACAAAAATTTATAACTGATTTGTACGCACATATATACATTAATACAGGTATGTATTTTGTACTCTGGTATGCTGATAATTTTAGAAAATACTCTACAAAACAAGTAGACCCTGAATTATATCTACAGGAATGGGAAGCTACTTTCAAATGGTACTCAAAACAAATGGCTGAGGTATGGGGTCCTGAAATTACTAGAACTGCTACAAGGTCCGCTATAAGAACTTTTGAAGCTCTTATGAAAGACCCTGAGTTTGCTATGCTAGGAGTAGAGCAAAAGGCGCGCGTATTAGCGCGAAAACACGAGCATATAGGTATGGTTAATAGCAAAAGAATAATAGCTACAGAAACTACAAGAATATCAAATTACGCCTTAGAACAATCGGCTACTACACTATTTCAACCTGATGATTTAAAAAAATATTGGATTGCCTCTATTGACGGAGCAGAAAGAAGCTCACATAATGTAGCACACTATAAATATCAAAAGGGAATACCTATGAAAGAGAAATACAATGTAGGCGGTGAAATGCTAGATAGGCCAGGTGCTGGATTCTTACCAGAAAATAATATCAACTGTAGATGTGTTAGTGTAGCTTTACCTGTACCGGACGCTGAGCCTAATGTGGAATTAGATAGCTTTGGTTTTGGTATGGCTGGGGGTAAGACCACTAATTGGTACTAGTAGTAAAAATTTATTATCTTTACAAAAAATTTTTAGATATGCAATTAATATACAAACAAAGTCCTTTAGGAGAAGTACAGGACATAGATAGCAAGAATGGTATAGTAAAGGGCTATGCTAGTTACTTTGATAATAAAGATTCTGATAATGATATTATTAAGAGGGGTGCTTACAAAAAGACCATTGAGGAAAATGGTTATAGAGTAAAATATTACTATCAGCACAAACTAGACCAACCTTTAGGGAAAATGAGAGAGCTATATGAAGATGAGAAAGGGCTTATGTTTGTAGCAGAAATACCTAAAACTACTCTAGGTAATGATGTACTAGAGTTAATGAGAAATGGTATAATTACTGAGAATTCAGTAGGAATTATGCCTATACAGAAAGAAATTAAAGAGGGTTATAGAGAATTAACTGAAGTAAAGCTGTATGAAATATCAGCTGTTAGTTTGGCTAGTAACGACCAAGCTAAGATACTAGACGTTAAAGGAATGAAAAATTTTGATGATGTTTACAAAAGATATGATAATCTCTGTAAACTTATCAGAAAGGGCAATATCTCTGATGAAATGGGATATGCTCTAGAAGCAGAAATCTTAAAGCTAAAAGGAGTTTTTACAAGTTTAGCTACTCAGCCAGCGGAAGCTACTGAGCCAGAAGTTAAAAATGATAGTTCAGCTTACAGATTGTTAATAGATAAATTAAAATAAATTTTAAACTTTTAAATCTTTTGGTTATGAATGAAGAATTGAAGAAAGAGATGAATGAACTTGGCGACATTATAGACGCTAAGATTGAAAAAGCATCTCAACAAGCAATAGAGAGAGCAGACCAGAAAGCCGATGAAACTTTAAAGCGTGAAATTGATAATCTAATGAACAAGTTTAACGAGCGTATGGACGCTGTAGAAGTTGCTCAGAAGAAAAATGCAGAAGCTAGTAGTGCTACTAAAAAGAGCTTCAGAACTGCTTTAGAGGAAAAATTAGCTGAAGGTGCATTAGAAGCCTTTACTAAAGGTAATGCAAATGCTACTACTCTAGAAATTAAAGCCGATATGACTACAGGCGCGGACTTTACAGGAGATGTAATACCTCCTACAAGAGTTCCAGGTTATAAGTACGACCCTACTAGAACTTTCCATATGAGAGATATTCTAGCTCAAGGTAGTACAGATAGTGATGTTGTTAGATATGTAAAGGAGTCAGGTTATTCAGACGGTAATGCACCCAAAAATGAGGGTCAAACATTAGGTCAATCTGATTTTGATATGACAGCTGTATCTGTTCCTGTAGAGAAAATCGGTACTTACTTTAGAATCTCTGAAGAAATGATGGATTCTACACCGCAATTATCTGCGTATTTAAGCGCAAGAGCACCAGAAAAATTATTAGCTGTAGAAGATAGCCAGATTGTATCTGGTAACGGTACAGCTCCAAATCTTAGCGGATTATTAACTTCTGCTACAGGTTTCACAGGAGCTGGATTTGCTAGTTCTATTTCAAACGCTAATCAGTTTGATGTATTAGCTGTTGCTCTTAATCAATTAGCTGTAGCTAATTACTCTGCAGATTATATTTTACTAAATCCTGTAGATTGGCATAAATTAAGCTTACAAAAAGCTACTACTAAAGAATATTTAGTGAGTGATTGGCAAGCTGGTATGGTGCCTAGAATTATGGGCGTTCCTGTTATCCCTACTACTGCAATCAATAGTGATAAATATATCGTTGGTAATTTTGCTCAAGGAGCTCAATTATGGATTAAAGATAACGTATCATTAGGATTCTTTAGAGAGGACGGTACTAACGTAAGAGACGGATTTGTAACAGTAAGATGTCAAGAGAGAGTTACTCTTGCTACTTACTTACCAAATGCGTTTGTTCACGGAGATTTCTCAGCGGACATTACGACTATCGGAGCATAATAGTAAGTCAATACTATAAAAATTAAGAGGTCAATTATGGCCTCTTTTTTTTTGCTTTTTTTTGAAATTTTGACAAAATCGCATATACGATTTAAGGCCATTTTTCGGCGTTTTGCGGGACTTTCCCACCTCGCTGATATATGACATTCAAAAATTTTTGTTTTGCCAGCAAACGAAATTTTCCAGAGAAGAAAAAATCACGAAATAAAAAAAATTAAAAAAAATTTTAAATTTATTTTGCGAAATCCAAAAAAAGTTAAGACATTTGTATCAACATTAACAACGCAAACAACAACACTATGACAACAGTAAGCAACACTAAGGAAATCCGCTCAATCAATATTGAAAAAGTGCTAACCTCTTACAAGGTTACCTGTATGAAAGGTAATCAAGTAATAGTAAAGCGCTTCGACTCTGAAGAGTTCGCTAATCTTTTATCATCAACGTTCAACGCGTTAATCAACTAATATTAATAATAACACAATAAAAACAACAATTATGAACACAACACTAAACACTTTCGTAACAGCTCAAGCTCAAACTTTTTTCTGTTTAACTGATAAGCTCGATAGAGATTATGCTAGAGGCTTCATTACAGAAGCAGAATACAAGAACTCTCTAAGAGAACTGAGAAGAGCTGTATAAAGTCGTTAGGGCGACTCTAAATAGGTTACTAAGCCCTAAGCGTTTGCCTCCTAGTAAGTCGGGAGGCAAGGAAACAATAACAGGAGGAAACTCCACAAAACACAAAAAAATGTTTATCAAATTAACAGAATTCGAATGGTTAAAAGTTAGTCAAGCTATGTCTTGCTACAGAGCAACACTAAAGAAAGAGCACAACGCTCTTTGGGATTTAAGTAACAAGGAGGTCAAAGATATTTGCGCTTTAACACACAAGTCCTTAGACGGTAAAATTAATCAAACGCTATTAGTAGAAGCTAATATGCACAAGCAAACTAGAGAAATATTTGCTGAGTACAGAGAGAACTTTGAAGGCAAATTTGTAGTAACACAAGCTCAAGCT